TATCATATTGAACATTTAATGCACCTATAGATACATATTGAGTTGCTCCACTCCAAGCAGCAGCTAGGCGAACTAGTCGCACATAAGGCGTAGCTACAGTGTCTGTAATTTTTACTCTTAAAGATTGAGCTTCTGAACTGACAGAAATGCTGCCACGATCAGTCCAAGTAGAGTTATTAGAAGATGTTTGTATTTTAAAAGATGCTGTATTTGCGTTAACAACAGACAATTGAATATTAAGCACATCAATAAACATCATGCCTAAAGTGGTAGCACTCATATCGTAATGAGCAACAACGTACTCGTTAGCATCTATAGCCGAGGTAGTAAGTGTTTTAGTAGCTGGATTAAAATCATTGATATTAGCAACAGTACCGCCTTTAGGCATGGTAGCTGTAAACTGGCTGCTTAAATATGGCCCTATAATGTTAATAGGCTTATCTATATGTTCAGTGCCAGGTCTTCTTTTAACGCCACCCTGCGGAACAATGACTACGTTTTCAGCAGTAGATAGACCAGCATAGTATTGCTCTAGGTCTGTACGTCCACGCAAAAGCGGTGAAAGTTCGCCACTGGCAAAACTAGTTTGAAGAAAATGGGATTTAGGCATTAACGCCTCACATTAATAAATGGCTGGCTTCTAAGCGGTTCGGTAGGATATTGTTGAGAGTCAGTATAACGCGCCATACGAGAAGCGTTTGTATACTTGCCCGCATTAACTTCGGCTGACGCTGCACTATCTCTAATAGATGGTGCAAAATCCATAGCCAAAGCGTATTCAATCATTTTAGCAAAGTAGACAGGCCACTCGCTTTCAGACACGTTAGCAATGTAGTCACAATACAAAGGGCCAGACGTATTTGCATACACCTTATTACCATATATCCTGTATTGGATTGCCGGGTCTAGTTTAATAAGAACAAGCATATCAGTAGGTAACTGATACACGTTTTGATATTCGGTGCCAATTGGAGTTTCTGTAGTTAATGCTAACTGCGCTTTACGCCTAGCAAATCCCCACCGATGCTTGGTAAGTTCCATTTGGACAATGTTGTCGTACAGGTTTTTGGCAACAGTTTCTGCTCGTGAGTTTCCACTTAAAGATGTAATTGGTAAATCACCAATCAAAATTAAAGCGTTAGAAATTAACCCAATCTTTGTTGCCATTATTCTTGCCTTTATTTAATGCTTAATTAAATGATCTAGCATAGATTTATTTGTTGAACGCCTTTTATCGCCAACTTTTTTTCGGTTTTTTCTAGCATCGGCTATTTTAGCGTTTCTAGCATCTATTCTTTCTTGCCTTTCTTTTCGCTTTTGCTCGCCTACTTTTTGTCTAGCTGTTACTGCTTTTTGTCTTTTAATAAGCGCAGCTTTTGTTTTTGCTTTTTTTTCGGCCCTATCAGATGCTGATTTAGCATTCATTGCCTTTTTTTCTTTTGTTGAGTATTTTCTAAGTTCCATATAAACCTCAGATTATTATTTTGGCTTTTTAACTTTTTTTGGTGGACGGCCTTTAGTGCTTCCGTATGTACCTGTACCTTTTGGCATGTTTCTCTCCTTAAAGAAAGGGGGGCGAACCCCCCAGACGTTGTGCTTTTTTACTTTACGCGGTTACTACTATACCCGCAGCCGCTGTAATGCTTGTAGCGGTTTGAGTCTTGATGTAAGTTAAATGCACTACTGGTGCAGCAGCATTGGTGGTGTCTTTACAAATAATTAAATCACCTATGCTTAACTCACTGAGGGCCGCAAGAAAATAATCTGCGTTATCAATAACAGCCTTAGCATCAGTAGAAGTATACTGCCAAGTGCTGCCGCCTGTACCACTGCCGCCAATGCGACAAAATCCTGCTCTTGCAAATGCCATAATATTTTCCTTATGCTGTTTGAGTGTATTGAACTTTAACTAAACCACCTTCATCGCGCACAACAGAGCCAGCCTTCAGCATTCCGTTACACAACCAAGAAGTACGTTCAGCAACCCAATCAATTTCTGTTTTCATGTCAATACCAATGGCAATGCCAATAGCAGGACGTTGAAAGAAGTAAGAATCGACTACGGCACCAGCAGTGGTTAAACCACCTTCAATACGAGATTCAAGAATAATAAACTTAAAGCCGACTAATGTGTCAATCTCTCCGCTTACTAGAGCTTTAATAGCTTGATAGTCAGCAGAAGTAGCGGTTTCGTCATTAAGAAGTCCACCAAGACCAAGAGCGTTTACCGCAGCAAACAATTCTGAGTTAGGCACACCTTGATTACGAAGTTCAACTTGAGCTTTAATAACCTTTGCCATGTTAAGGTTAGTGTTGTTTCCACCCACGTTAGTGCCAATAGTAGTAGTTAGCGGAGTAGAGGCATCCATCGCATCAATAACAAGCTGGTCAGTTCTGCGACCTAGAGCCATAGCAATAGTGCTTGCTAGTTCTTGCTTCTCATCAAAGTTAACATCTTGAGCATCGAACATGTCGGTGTACTCAGGAGCATTCCAGTTACTTAAAGTTGCAGTTTTAAATTCGTGTGATACGTCCATAGGAGTTACTAGGTCAGAAGTAGACTTCTGGTTAGCAAGGCCTTTGCCCATACGACGGAATTTATATGTATCACCAACTACATTGTTGCGCTGAGTTACAGCACCTCTCAATAGGCCAGTACCTTGATAGGCATGCTTGACCATACTGTCAAATTCGGTGACAGCTACAGCAGATAGATTTTTACTCATGGGAGATTCCTCGAAAAAGAGTAATTAATAAAAAGTTTTTCAAGGTTTGTGCTGAGTACCCAGTAAATTGGTCAGCATTCAACCTAAATTTACCGGGCCTTTAAGAAAGGGTATCCAGTTATTGAATTATACCTTGAATACCCCTGTGTTATCAACCAACAGTCCGGTGATGTGGCGTATTTCCACCGTAATCCTGCATCATTTGTTTAATTTTTGCATCATGGCTTACACTAGAGCTACGGAGAAGACCACCTTGCTCATCTTTTTTAAACATTTCCGATTCAATATCAGACCAAGTTAGACCCGTAGGGCTTTCACCACCTTCAATTGGCAGTTTAGTTGGGGCTGTAGCTTTAACTAACATTTCAATTAGTTGAACTGACTCTGCTGAAGTTACCAAACTACGAGCAGATTCAAAATCATCGGCACTCATATTGTTTTTCATAAAGCCCTCAACAGTTTTAATTCGCTGTTGTGCGTTGTCTCCTAACTTGGACAACTCTTGCTCTTGATTGTATTCTTCAGCTACTTCACCTTGAGTGCTTAACAATTGCCATGCATCATTAAATGCGTCTTGAGACATATTAGTTTTGTTAGCAAACTCAGTTAACTCTGATAATAATCCATCATCAGACTCTATTCCTTCAGGACCGCTGTATCCATCTTTAGGTGCGCCTGTAAATCCTCCAAACTTCTTTTCTAATTCTGTATACGCTTTAGCTTGCTCTGAAACAGATTTGTATTTGCTAGGGTTGTACCATTCGGGCATATCCCCAGCGCCTTTAATTCCCTCTGATAAAAAGTATTCGCCTTTATTCAATGTTGGTGATGCTTGATCCAACAGGGTATCGCTGGTTGTTTCTTCTGGTGCGGCCTGTTCTTCTAACATAATTGCTCCCAAGGTAAGTCAATAATCTTTCTTAACTTGCCCAGTGGTTGGTGTTTAAGTTTAATCTCGCATAATCTGCGCTTTCCATTTAGCAAGGCAAGAGAGTTAACGTCAATCCATTCAACGCTTCTGCCATTCCGATTACACCGAAATGCACAAAATTTGTGTACATAATCAAAGCTATCAAATTTATATTCTTTAGCTAGATCATCTAACCATGACATTTGAAATTCAATTTTGTCTAAATACCTTTTAGATTCTTCGCCTATAAGAACTTTTGGCGTAACTTTGACAGCACGTTTTGTAACTTCTTTAGTCATAGAATTTCTGCTTGGTTGATTTGATTAATAATAAATTTAATTACTCCAGATTCACCATTATGATAAGCAGCTTCATAATCAGCGTTAATAGAACCGAAAGATGTATCGTTGTCGTAAATAAACCTTTTGTGCAAATCAGCAATAACCTGCTTTCCTTCTTCAGAGTTAAAACATCTGTTGTACGCTTTAGCCAACTCAGCAGCCTGCGACCGTTTGGCCGCATTTTGCTGTTTAGCAGCATCAGGATTAACCGATACTTTGTCTATTTCGTCCCAACTCATTGCATTGGAGGCTGTGCAGGTGGCATACCAGCCTGTGCAGCTTCAGCACCAGCTTGAATAACCTTTGCTTTTTCTGCGTCACTTCTAATTAACTCTGCTGGCATACCTGTTTTACCTCCTGCCCAAGTACCGAAGTCCTCAAGCTTAAACGCAATCTTGGCTTGGTCTGGCCCAGCAGTCTGAAGCACAAAGGCAACAGCTTGTTGAACAGACATTAAGTCCTCACCGTCTTGAGCTTTAGCTAATGGAGACAAAAACTTAATATCAATGTCTCTACTGTTTAGCTGTATAGGGGTAATTAAACCTCTACGAGTCAAGATGTAAGCAACGCGCTTAATGATAGGGATTAACACTTCAGTCTGCAAGCGACCAAATGCGGAACCAATACGCTTAGACAGATCACGCGCATCTACAGCCACTTCAGTAGCAGATCGTACAGGGCCACCTGGATCACGCAGATCATTAAACAATGCACGTTTAATAGCGTTCTGTAGTTCAACAATTTCAAACTGAGCTAGTGATAAGTTACTGCCAGTGTCTAATCGCTGAATGGATGGGTTAGAAGAGTTGTTAGAACCTACAGGAATAACGATACCGGGACTAATAGAGATGTTATACGGGTTAGTTACACCGTCATCAGTAGCTGTGTACATACCTGCTAGGTCAATAGCAGCTTTTTGTAGTACAAACTCTTTGGCTTTGTTTAAAGACCGGACATCAGGAAGGGCTTGTAGTGCTGGGCCACGACCACGAATTTCACCAGATACTTTAGAGTACCGACCACTTACCCACGGGCTTGATTCCCCATAATCTTGCATCCAGCTTATACGGTCTTCTTTATCTATCCACACACAACCATAGTATGTTTTTGCGTCAGGCATATACACTACACCCTCACTACAATCTACCTCAGTATCAGGTGAGTTTTTAATAACATTCTGAATTTCTGGCGAGGCTTTAAATCCGGGCCAGTGACGCTCTAAGTTACGCGCTTTAACCTTGAATCTACGCCAATGAGTCTCGATGTTTCCAAATGGGCCTTCTTCAAACGCTATTCCCTTTTGCGGAATGGCACTAAAGATAATTGGCATGTCATCATCGTTTTCTTCATCAATGCGTAACGTGCCTGTACCCACTAGAAGGTCAAGTGCATGCTCATAGAACTGAGTAGCAAAATTAGAACGGTTAATGTAATCAAAAATAATAACAGCTTGCTTTTCAAGGTTGGCACGAATGTCTTCTTCTGACACATCGTACTGACCCGTCTCTAGCATTTGTATAACTTGGTCGGACGGAGCAAAGGTAGCCCATCGCGCCCAAATGGGAGCTATGTTTTCTTGTAGTTTACTAGCGCCCTGCTGAATAGCCTCAAGAGCAGTAGAGTCAAAGATGCGCTCCATCTTCTTCTGGCCTTGTCGGTTACTATCAAACAGGTTTCTATTTGGCAGGAAGTATTCATAGACATCATCTAGCATGTCTTGCCAAAGAGCAGCCGTCTCAAATGCTTTTGCTTCTCGTCTTTTTAAGTCTGTTAAAGACCCT